GTGCCGGACAATGCTTCGGCGGCGCTGCTGGACAGCCTGAAGGAAAAGGGCGTAACCGTCTACGAGTACAAAGCCGGGGATGATGCGCAGCGCACGAAGGTGCTGAACCAAGTGCCGAACGTCCGCTTCCAGATGGCCGAACAGGCTGACCGGGATGCGAAGCGGAACCGCCAGCGGCAAGCCAGCCGGACCATTGCGGACAACAGCGCGGCCATCAAGACGCTGACCGAGATGATGGGCCTGACCCGCGGGGTGAGGGTGAGCGACGACAGCATTCTGGGCGTGGCAGAACGGCTGGTGAAGGCCAGCGGCGCGAAGGGCAAGGCCGACACCGAGCGTGTGGCCCGCGAGATGCGCACCCTGATCGAGTACATGAAGACCGAAGGGGCCGACATGAACAAGGCGCAGGGGCTGGCCGAGACCATTGCCGGGGAGATCCTCGACGAGGCGACTTACCGGAATACGGAGCTGTGGCAGCAATACCCGGAATACCACGAGCTGAGCTACACCGTGGACAAGAACGGCAAAGCCAAGGCGGAGCTTGTGCGCCAGTACGGAAGCTGGGGCGAAGCGGTGGCCGAGGCCCGGAAGCACGGCGTGAAGCTGCGGCAGGAGGAAGGACACCGGGACGGAAACCCGGCGGAAGAATACGAAGCCATTGTGAACGATACCCGGAGCATGGGCGGCACAAAGCAGGGCGCAGCGGAATTGTTCCGGGGAGCCGCCAAGGCAGCGGGCGTGGACGGCGCGGCCAGCATGGAGAGCACCGAGTGGCTGGATGTGCTGATGAACGTGCACGACACCATCAAGCCAAAGATGATGAGCCGGTTCGCGGATGTGGCTGAGTACGAAGATGCCAAGGTGGAGCTGGCGGGCCGGATGATCGGCGACCTGTTGAATGTGAACGAGATGAACGACGCACAGGCCATCTTCGATTCCTTCCAGCAGTGGCAGCGCCGGGCCGCAGCGGCAGCAGCCGGAGACGAAACCAGTGCGGCCAAGGCTGTGAAAGACCTGCGGGCTGTGCAGAAGGAGCAGACGAGAGAATTCAACCGGCGTTTGGCGGAGAACCAGAAAGCCGGGAACCAGAGCGAAGCAGTGCAGCAGATGCAGGAGCAGCAGCGCCGGAATGCCAAGGCAGAAGCGATGCTGGACGCCAATCTGGATGCACTGGGCGTGGACATCACCAACTCCGGTGACATGGCTGAGAAGCTGGATGTGCTGAAGGAAGCCTACGAACGGGAATGGAGAGCCGAGAAAAAGCGCCTGAAGGAAGAGCGGCAGCAGATGTTGGACGAGATCACGCTGGAAAACAAAACTCTGAAAGCGGAGAACCGGGACCTCGCCCGGCAGGTGGCCAACGAGCAGCGCCGGGCTGACCGGGCGGAGTACAGCCAGATCGTGCAGGAGCGCGAGATCATGGAGTGGGAAGCCGAGAACCAGAAGAAAGCCGAAGCGTGGCAGCAGAAACAGGCCCAGAAAAATGCCATTGCGGTGGAAGTGGCCCGCCAGCAGCGGGACGAGGACATTGCCGTGGCAAAAGCACTGGCCGAAAAGCGGGTGCAGCGGGCGCGGGACGGACGGAAGGCTGATGAGCTGAAGCGGAGCATCCGGAACAACGCCGCCCAATTGAACCAGATGATCCTGCGGCCTTCGAAGGGCAAGTATGTGCAGCCGCGGCTCATCCAACAGGCGGCAGAGGTGGCGAAGCTGGCGGATATGGCCGTTCTGAACGATGCGGCGTTGCGGAAGCTGACGGCGCTGGCCAACACCATCAGCCTGACGCAGGGCACGGCCAGCGACCCCAGCAGCCTTGCCTACGACTGGGAGCAGACCGGTGTGCCGAAGCTCATCCAAGCCTTACAGGCCGACATGATGAACGCGAAACAGGCAAAGCTGGACCGGCTGCACCAGCAGTTGACCGAGGCCGAGGCTCTGGGCGACGGCGAAAAGGCCGAGAGGCTGCGGGACCGGCTGAAGGCCCGTATCAGGGAGACGGAGAACCGCACCTACCTGCCTATGACGGTGGAGCAGCTGCGGATGCTGAAAGCCATCACGGCGGGGACGCTGCACGTGATCCGCACCGAAAACAAGACCCTGAGCCTTGCCAAGACCGAGGAAGTGGACGCTTTTGCCCAGAAGGCCGGGCTGGAAGTGCTGGCCGCCAAGGGAAACGAGAGCGGCAGAATCCGGGATGCACTGACCAAATACAATCTCGACATGCTGGGCGCGAAGCGAGTCTTCCGGATGCTGGGCGGGTACACCAAAAACGGCCAGATGGAAAAGCTGGCCGACATGCTGAACCAAGGCCAGCTCCGGCAGACCCAGATCACGGTGGAAGGCACCAAGCTCTTCGACAACGTGACAGGCAAGGCCAACCTCAAGCAGATGGAGCGGTTCGCTGGCCCCGGCGCGGAGCTGGTGGACATCGGGCTGACGGACGCAAAGGGCAAGGCCGTGCCGCTGACCCATGGGCAGCTGTGCAGCCTGTACATGCACTTGCAGAACACGGACAGCCGGGAGCACCTGCTCAACGGCGGCCTGACTCTGCCGGACACAACGCTCTACAACGAGGGTGACATCGAGCGGGCCTACCAGAAGGGGCAGACCGTGAGGATCGGAATGCTGACGGGGGCCGACGGAATGCCCATGGCCGACACCATCCTGAACACCGTGGAGAATGCCCTGACCGACTACGACCGGAAGTGGATCGAGGACATGAAGGGCTTCTTCGGGGACTACACCACGAACCTCATCAACGAGACCAGCATGAAGCTGGTGGGATTCCAGCGGGCGACGGTGAAGAACTACTACCCCATCGCGGTGGACAAGACCCAGCTGGCCAGCGAGATCGAGGGCCTGAAGCTGGACGCCACCATCGAAGGACGCGGAATGCTGAAGGAGCGCGTGAAGAGCGGCTTGCCCATCCTGCTGGAAGAGTGCAGCAGCGTGGTGCAGCGTTCCCTTCGGGACACAGCGGCCTACGCGGGCCTTGCAGCCCCCATCCGGGACGCAAACCGCATCCTGAACGCGAATGTGGAGACAGAGGACGGCATCCAAAAGCTGAAGAGTGGCGTGCTGAAGGAACACTGGGGACGGGACGCGGTGAACTACGTGGATTACCTGCTGACCGACTTGCAGACGAAGCAGCGCAAGCGCTCGGACGGCATCGGCCGGGTGATGGGAAAGCTGCGGGGTAACTACGCCGGGGCTATTCTGACCTTAAACCCCGGCGTCGCCATCGCACAGGCGGCGTCCCTACCCACGGCGGGAGCCGTGCTGGGCAGCGATACCATGGCGGCGGTGCTGCCCTTCGTGAAAAACCTCTCCGGCAAGCAGCGGCGGGCACTGGAAGCGGAGATCAGCGCCCACGGCGACGCGCTGCTGCAATACCGACTGCGGGGCAGCCAGCGCGGGGAACTGGCGTCCATCGGCGTTTCGGGGAGCTTTGCCGAAAAGGCCATGGACAAACTGCCCAAGAGCGTGACCGGCTGGATCAACTCGATGGACGAGATCACGGTGGCGGCACTGTGGGAAGCCTCAAAGCACTACGTGGAACACCACGCGGCAGAGTTTGCCGACGGTGCGGCCACCAAGGGCAGTGACGCCTACTGGAAAGCTGTGAACCAGATGTACCAGAAGGTCATTGAGGAGACCCAGCCCAACTATACCGTGATGCAGCGGGCGGGCATCCAGCGCAGCGACAACGAGATCACCAAGACGCTGACCATGTTCACCACCCAGCGGTTCCAGAACTACGGCATCCTCGCCGATGCGGTGATGGACTACAAGGCCCAGAGAGCACGGTACAAGGCAGAGAAGAGCGCCGAGAACAAGGCCGAAGTGCAGCGGGCCGGGCAGAGCTTGCGTCGGGCTGCCGCAAGCCAAGTGATACAGACGGCGGTATTCGCCCTGATGAAGATCGGCGCGGACTTCCTGCTGCATCGGTGGGATCGGGAGCAGGATGAAAACGGCGACGTGACCGCCGAAAGCCTGTGGAACCGGTTTGCGGGGCTGTTCACTGAGAGCGCGGCGGGCAACTTCCTGTTTGGTTCGGAAATCTACAGCATGGTGGGCAACGCAGTGAACGGCACGGACTACGATGTGGTGAGCGCGACCAACATCAGCGCCGTCAACGACCTGTTTGCCGCTACCACGAAGCTGTACACCCTGATCCGGAAGGACACCACCGGCATGGACGAAGAGGAACTGGAAGCCTACCACCGGAAGCTCCGGAAGGCCGGGGTCGATGTGATGGAATATGGGCTGGACATCGCGGGCATCCCGGCGGCAAACGGGCGGAAGATGGTAGAAGCCTTCGCGGCTTACGCGGACGATGTGCAGGGCCTTGCAAACGGCGAAGGGTTCAGCCTGAACGGGACCCCAGCCAGCGCGACCGGACAATACGACCGGCTCTTCAACGCCATTGAGCGGGGTGACACGGAGGAAGCTGCGGCCGCTCTTGGCAAGCTGGACCAGATGGGCAAGAGCGACAAGGTGAAGGCGGAACTCAAGAAGCGGCTGAAAAATTATGACCCGGACATTCTGGAAGCAGCGAAGGCGCGGAATGCAGGAGATGACCGTAAACGGCAGAAATTGACAAAGAAAGTTATTCGTGAGCTGTACGATGGTCTTGGAATCAGTGCGACTGCAAAATCGGATCGAGTGAAACGAGAGGCAATCATCGACTTGGTGACCGGTGATAAGCATGGCGGCAGCAGCTACGGAGCAATTAACGAATTGGCCGACGAGCTGCTGGCCGGAGACAAAGACCGGAATGTTTACGATGACCTGACCGACGCACTGGAAGTGGGCCGCGCCAAAGATGTGCAGACCGAGATCGACCGGCTGCTGACTGCGGGCAAGGACAAGGATGCCATCAAGAGCAATATCACCGGCGTTGTCAAGAGCGAGTATCTGGCCGGGAATGACCACGACCGGGAGAAGCTGGCCCAAATGCTGCTGCGGCTGGAAGCCGGAGGTGAACCTCTCTACGAAGAGAAAAACTTCGAGAGCTGGATCAAACAGGACGAGAAGAAGCAGGAAGCCGCGGCGGGAACCGTGGATGAGTGGGCGGAGGTGAGATAAAAGAACGAAGACGCTTCGGCCAAATTGGCCGGGGCGTTTTTTGCTTGCCCGGCGGAAAAGTAGCAAGTAGTCAGGCCCGGCGGGAGATGATACACTGGGGCAGAAGGGAGGAAGAGCATGAGCGAGTTGAACATCAAGGTCCGGAAATCACAGGACAACGGAAGCACGTTCCGGGCAACGCCGGACACCCTGTACATGGGCGGCGTAGGCTCGGCCAAGGTGGACACCCTGCACTTCGAGGTGCCGGAAGAGTGGGCGGGCTGTGCCATCACGCTGCACGTGCAGCGGCTGAGCGGCGCTCTGCCGGACCCGCAGATGCTGGACGAAAACAACTGCGTTGTGGTAGACCGGCGCTGGACACAGGAAAAGCAGGGCAGTTGGATGCTGCTGGCCGTGGACGAGAACGGCTACATCGCCATGACGAAGCCCGGCAAATACACCTGCTATGAGACCATCGACACCAACAGCACCACCGAGACCATCACGCCAAGCGTATACGAGCAGTTTGTGGCGCTGGTGAAAAAATGGGGACAGGCAGCGGTGGACGCTGCAAGGGCGGCAAAGGAATCGGAAGAACGTGCCGCGGGCAGCGCCTCCGCCTCTGCCGGTTCCGCAGCCGCAGCCGCCCGGAGCGAGAGTGCTGCTGCGGGAAGTGCCACAGCGGCCTCCGGCTCGGCCAGCGCAGCGGAGCAAGCCAAAGCGGCGGCGGCGACGTCGGAGGCCAACGCCAAGGACAGCGAGGATGCGGCGAAGGCAGCGGCTGAAGAGGCTGCGGCCAGCAAAGCGGCAGCCGCCACGTCCGAAAAAAAAGCCGACGCCAGTAAGACCGCAGCAGCCCGGTCTGAAGCCAATTCCAAGGCGTACAAAGATGCTGCTGCCACGTCGGAGCGCAACGCCGCTGACAGCGCCTCCGCCTCTGCCGGTTCCGCTGCCGCAGCCGCCCGGAGCAAGAGCGCCGCGGCGGGAAGTGCAACAGCAGCGGCCGGGAGTGCGTCCGAAGCGGCGGGCAGCGCTGGTTCCGCTAAGCAAGACGCCGACCGGGCAGCGGAAGCTGCCAATAATGCAGCCAACGCGGCCACGGACGCGCTGAAGAAAGCCAAGGATGCAGGAGACTTCAAGGGTGATAAAGGTGACATCGGCCCGCAGGGTCCTTCCGGGACCATCATCCGGGCTTACGATATCACACTGCCTGTCGCTGGCTGGGCCGAGACTTCGGACGACGAGGCGAAGGCCGCAGGGTGGAGCTATCAGTGCGACGCTGCCGTGAGCGGCTGCACAGCGGAGCTGGAGCCCAGCGCCACCATCAGCATGGAAAGCGTGCCGGACGCCCAAAAGGCAGGGCTCGGAACCATCTGCAGAACCGGCGCTGGGTATTGCCGCTTTTATGCGGCCACGGTTCCTTCGGCAGACATCCATCTCCGGCTTCTGCTGATGGAGCGGGTCCCGACCTAAAGGAGGCATGTTCTATGGCAATCGGAGCAGTCAACACACTCAGCAGCAAATGGGTGCCGCCTGTTGGCGCGATTATCACGACCAGCAGCTCCGTCAGCCCGGCGGCTGACTATGCCGGAACCAGTTGGGTGCAGATCAAGGACTGTTTTCTCATGGGCGCGGGCGGCAGCTACACGCTCGGCAGCACAGGCGGATCTGCGAGCCACACTTTGAGTGTGGCCGAGATGCCCGCCCACAACCACAGCGGCAGCATCACGGCGACCGGAGATCACACGCACACCGTATCCAGCCTTGGGGGTACAAGTCAAGGTGTCTATTATGCAGCTTCAGCAGAAGGTTGGATGGATACCGCAACAAAAACAACAAGCAGTGCCGGAGCGCATACCCACTCGGTTACGATCGGGAGCAGCGGAAACGGCCAAGCATTCAGCATTCTGAACCCGTATGTTGGCAAATACGTTTGGAGGAGGGTCAGCTGATGGCAATCGGAATGGTAAAAGGTCTGAACGTGGCTGCCGATGCCCCTCCCGTTGGCTTTGTCTGGAAGAGCGCGAGCCCCATCAGCCCGGCTGCAATCTTTGCCGGAACTACATGGTCCCAGCTCAAGGACCGGGCGATCATCGCCGCGGGCGGGGGCTATGCAAACGGGTCTACCGGCGGTCGGGCAAGCGTCACACTTACAACCAAGGAAATGCCCTCGCACAATCACAGCGGCAGTACCTCTTCCGCCGGTGCTCATACACATACCGCCAAAGTCTGTATAGCGAGTAGCACTGATGGTACCATGGCATTTGGCCATATTTATATCGGCAATGCCACGCACACGACATCCAGCGCCGGTGCACACAGCCATAGCGTGAGCATTAGAAATACCGGAAACGGGAAAGCATTCAGCATTTTGAATCCTTACATTGTGCGTTATATGTGGGAACGGATCGGATAGGAGGAAGCTTAAATGACCGGAGCAGTTACCGGAATCGCAGATCCCGGCTGGGTCCCGCCTGTTGATTTTGTGATGGAAATGGCGGACTCCACAAGCCCTGCCGCCATCTATGCACATACGATCTGGACTCAGCTGAAAGACTGTATTGTTTTCGCCGCCGGAGATACTTTTGCCGCGGGAAGCAGCGGCGGGCGTGCCAAAGTTACCTTAACCACAAACGAGCTGCCTACGCATAACCACAGCGGAAGTACCAGCCAGAGTGGAGCGCATACCCATACGATTGCAAGTTCTAACAGCAGCGGGTACAATTTCAACAGCGGCACCACTTATAAGGCGGGTAGTACCACCGTGACTACGTCCAGCGCTGGAAGCCATGGGCACACCCTGACCATTGGCAGCACCGGCAGTGGGCAAGCGTTTAGCATTTTGAACCCGTATCAGGCGGTGAACATCTGGCAACGCGTAGGCTGAGAAAGGAACATCTATGAAAATTATTGACGAAACCGGTGTGGAGTTGACCGAAGCACCCGATCTGAGCCTTGGGCGGCTCATCGACGACGTGGAGATCGTCCACCACGAGGCCATTGCCGGGGTCAAGCAGGTCAGCCATTTCGTCCCCATTGAACACCTCGCCAATGGCAGCACCATTGTGGAGGAAGTGATCGACGTGCCCGGTGTAGACCCGCAGCCCGCATGGGAAGAGACGGTCCCCATCCAGCGGTACATCCGCTACACCGAAGACGAGCTGGCAGAGCGGAGAGCCAAGGAAGAGCACGAGGCAAAAATGGCGCAGATGCCCGAAGCACTGGCCGCCCTGAAAAACGAAAACGAAATGCTGAAGCAGTGCTTGCTGGAAATGAGCGAGACTGTCTATGCGTAAAATCACACAAAAAATCGAAAGGATGGTATTTATGATGGCTATGTTATGGGCACAGGAAATTATGTCCGCTGAGACTACGGAGGATGCAAAGGCTCTGTATGAGCGCTGCCCTCGTCTGCTGAAGGAGAAGGTCAAGGCAATTCTTATCAAGAGCGGCTTTGAGGAAATCACGCAGTAAGGAGGACGATATGGCTGAAATCATGGACGTCTCCCGCTGGCAGGGCCGCATCGACTGGGACGCGGTGAAGCGCAGCGGAAAAATCGACGGTGTGATGCTGCGGGTGTTGGGCAGCAAGGGCGGCAAGCCCTACGTTGACCCGGCCTTCGAGCGCAACTATGCCGCGTGCACGGCGCGGGGCATCCCGGTGGGCGGCTACTACTACACCTGTGCCGTCACGCCCCGGCAAACGGCCGCAGAGCTGGCCGCCCTGCGTGCTGCACTGGCGGGCAAGAACTTCCAGATGCCCATTGCCATCGACGTGGAGGGCGCAAACCTGCGAGCCCTGACCCCGGCCAAGCTGTCCGCCCGCGTGGCCGAAGCCGCCGCCCAGCTCGAAGCGTGGGGGCTGTATGCAATGGTGTACACCTACACCAATTTCGCGGACACCGCCCTCGACATGGCAGCCCTCGCTGCTTACGATCTGTGGATCGCGGACTACCGCGGCACGCGCCCCACTCGCAAGCACGGCATGTGGCAGTACACCAGCAAAGGCCGGGTGGCGGGCATCGACGGCCCCGTGGATCTGAGCAATGCCTACAAGGATTACCCGGCCATCATCCAGCGGGCCGGATTGACAAAAGTGAAGGGAGTATAA